GTTTTTCAATGATGTCCCTCTCAACAATGAAAATGTTTTCGTCATCTATGTTTTCTTCAAACGCGATAGTGTGGTCTTCGGGTGTGCAAGTCATGGAGGAATTCCCGCAGACGATGCACGGACCCGGTTCGTAAGCGGCGAATTCAACTCCGCTGATGTAGGGTTCGTCGGTTCTTCCTACCATAAACAGACCCTACACCAAGGAATGGGTTTGTGGTGGGACGCGAAAAGGGAGAGTCGTGAGAACGACCCTCCCTGAACGCTTCGGACTGGTCAGCCCATATTTATAGGGTTAGGCGGACTCGTTGTAACGGGTGTCCGAACCCAGAGCCTCAAAGGCTGCGTCGTAAATCCTTACGAACTCTTCAGGGTAAAGAGCCTCCAAGGTCTTGTGGGCCTTGTACGCGGCGGTCATCTTGCGACGCTGCCGAATCTTGCGGGCCATAGCCTTGGCTTCCTTTTCAATTACATCTTCGTTACGGTTGGCAGTCATGATCCTGTCAAGGGCCGTCTGCTCCGCGTCGGTGATGTTGTTCACGGTGTTCCTCCTCTTATCTTAGGTTATAGGTTATCCGTGTGAACACACAGGATAGCAAGTGTCACGATAAAGCGCAAGTATTTGAAATTACTTTTCTTTGTTGGCATGTAGGGCCGAGAAGATGAAGTAGATGAGCATCCCGCAGAAGAAGAGTCTAGATGCGTTGAAGTATCCGATTCCGGGGGAGAGTTCATTGAAGTTTGGATAAGCGTTGATGACGATGCGGTTAGCCCACAGGAGTATCAGTCCACCAAAGCAACTGATCAGTGCGGCGGACCCAACTACGTTGACAAATGTTTTCACAATGCCCTTCTTCTGCTGCGTAACAGTGTCTTGTGATGTAAGATTCTGAATGAGTCGATCAAAGTCGTTTCTTTCGTCCATGAACAGATCATACTAGCCCTTGCGGAGCGATGCAATAGGCTAAACTCTTTTTAACTTGTCACAAATGGCTTTAGGAGAAATAGCCCATGCCCATACCAGACACAGGCAGAGATGTAGAACCTCGCGGACCTCGCCGTCGGCGTCCGGGTTGGCGTGATCGGCTCAATCGCGCTGCGGCGCGAGCCGCCGCTGCTGCTGCTCGTCGGCTACGTCGTGGCCGGAATCGGAGTTAATGGAGGTTAGTAGACCGACATGGCTCTTGTAACTACTGCTGATCTAAAGAAGTACATGGATATTACTTTTAGTAATGTTCAAGAAGATGCTGCCCAAATGATAGTTGATGGGTTGGAAGCCGACTTGGAGCATTACATTGGTCGTCCTGTTTCTGCTGCGTCTTTTTCGGAGTCGCATGTAGCGCCTGCCAATTACTCTGGCTCATCTCAATATAGTTTTTTTTATGACTACAATCTTGACAGGACGAGTAGCGCTGTACAAGATGTGACGAAGCCACCGTTTGTTCTTTATACGCGTCGGTCACCAGTGGTATCTGTTGCTAGTTTGACCGTACAGGGTCAGAGTGATTCTTCCGCTACGACTCAAACGGTTGGCACTGATTATGTGGTGCGAAGATATGGCGTTGATATGTTCACAGTTCAAGATAATGATATAATCGTTATCACTTATACGGCTGGTTTGGATGCTTCCGCAGACAATACATCGGCATTGAAACTTATTATTCTTAGAGCAGCGTCGCGTGAAGTTCAAAACCTTCATGATGATGTGGTTGGTATGAAAGACTTGACAACGCGTAATGTTGCTCCCGTGGAGACTGGTTTCACAGAAAACGAACTCAACTCAGTTAAACGGTGGCGTCGCGTCAGGGTAGCCTGACCATGAGCAGAATCGAAGCGCGTGGAGTTTTAAAAACCAGAGCCTATTTTGCGGGCATGGTTAGGCGAGCAGAGAACTTCCATTCCCAGTTGAAATGGGCACGCGACGAAATCAAAAAAGCAAACCGAGCAAACTTTGCTACTGATGGTGTGGCGTCTACTGGGAAGAAGTGGAACGCTCTAGATCTAGAATACCAGTCGTGGAAAATACGACGGTACGGCAATCTGCCTACGATGATTAGGGAAGGTGATTTATTCCGTCAGTTGACCTCTCTGTCTGGTCGGGTTAACCACATTGGATTAAAGGACGCCCAGTTTGGAACTGATTTAGAATATGCAAAGTTCCATCAGACGGGTACAAAATTCATGCCAGCCCGAAAGATCGTGTTCGTCCCTAAAGGATTTGCCCGCGGTCTAGGATTAGAAGTAGCGGATTATTTGGTGTATGGTCAAAAAGGCACTAGGGAATATAAGAAACTAAAAGCATTGGCGTTTGACTAATGGTTGCAACAATGGAAGGCCCAGCAGCGGCCAAGAAATATGTGAACGATTTTCTTGCGGCTGACATGCCGACAAGATTGATGAACTATCGGAATACGTTGGGTTTGTCAGACAGCGAACTTCCGAACCCGGTCAAGTATTTGACGTTTGAACCTTTGACTCTAGATAACTGGCCGACGTTGATCACATTGGTGGAATCCACCGGTCAAATTAATAGGGACTCTATTGAACCGGAAATGGATCCGATCTATCAGGTTATTTATCGGATGCGAACGTATGTTTGGGTTCGGGCCACTGGAGCCAACGAGGTGACGGTTGCCCGAGACAATATGACAATGGTGGTGCGAGATGCGTTGCTGGATCGACCGGCACTTCGTACTGCTGCGGTGGCTGGAACCGATTGCGATATCAAAGTCGATGAGGGAACCATTACCGAAGACTTTTCCGATCTTACATTGCTAAAAGGTGAACGTTTCCTTGCGGCTTCGTTTCTATCGTATGAACTGAGTCTGTACGAATCCATTGGTCGTGCGAATTTGGGAGTAATGCTGACTCATGTGGTGAACGAATCTCAGATGGAAAAGGTTCCCAATAACCCAACGTTGCTAGGGGGAGCAGGCGGGGATACCAATGCGACTTTGAGTTGGAAAGCACCGACCTACGACGGTGGCGGGATTTATCCGATTACTGGTTACACGATTCAAGCCTCCACGGATAAGGGAGTGACTTGGACAACGCTTATTGCTGATACTGCGAGTTTGAACCCGACCTATGTTGTGCCGTCGTTGTCTAATGCAACTTCTTACACATTTAGAGTGGCTGCTTTAAATGCTGATGGAACTGGTGCATACTCATCTGCTTCAGGAAACATCATACCTTCTGCTTGATAACCCCGTATAGGTGCTAATATAAAAAGCGGACAGATACATGCAATGAAAGACCTTCAGAGCCATGTAAGATTTGTCCACAAAGTTCGTCATCGGCCCAACAATGGAGGCGCGGGGAATGCCCGGAATCGTAGTAAATACCGCAGTTAGAAGCGGACCATCTGGAACTGGGGAGACAATCTCAGCGCAGGCGTTCATGGTGGGTACCACTCAACGTGGTAAGGCTTCCGAGCCTACGCTGGTTCGTAACCTCACCGAGTACAAGAAGTATTTTGGTGGGTATGTGTCAGGAAACTTGCATACTAGCGCTCAGACCTATTTTGAAGAGGGTGGAGCGCGCTTGTATATTCAGCGTGCTGTAGCCGATGATGCTGTAGCGGGTAGCCGTGCTTTTGTTAATTCTGCCGGTTCGACGGTTGCTACATTTTCCGCCGCAGATGTTGGGGCATGGTCTGCGAACTTGGATGTTCAGATTGTGGCTGGTGATATTTCCGGTGTTCGTGTCAAGGCGTTTCTTGATGACGAACTCGTATTGGTAACTAACGATTTGACTACGCTTGATGATTTGATCGCTGCCGTTAATGCGGAAGAGCCTACTCGTCATTTGGTTACAGTTGCTAAAGAGTCGGGGGCTACAACCATGCCGGTGGCGACTTCTGCGCTGGCTATGTCTGCTGGTGCTGATGGAACGCTCGTTGTTGATGGCGGTTCAACCGACAACTATGTTGAGGCTTTGGCAAAGATTGGCAAGGATCTTGGTCCGGGTTCAGTTTCGATGCCCGGTATTGGAATTGCTAACTCTTATTGGCACGCACTGATAGATCATGCGAAAGCAAATGACCGGCTTGCTATTTGTTCGTTTCCTGAGGCTAGTAGTCATACGACTGCCAAGTCTTCTTTGAGCGGTGCTTCCCCAACGGTTTATGCTGATCCTGACGGCCATTATGCGGCCTTCTATTATCCGTGGGTGAAGATTCCCGATCCGGCTAATTTTTCATTGACGGTCACCAATGCGCCTGACGCTTATGTTCAGGCGAAACGCTCCAAGGCTGCCAACGAGGCCGGAGGCCCGTGGCGGGTTGGCGCTGGCGCTATCTCAGAAGCGAAGTATGTGACTGGTTTGGCCCCACCGTCAGGAACCATGATGGACAAGGCGACTGGTGACGAGTTGGATAACGCTCGCATCAATGCGTTGCGAGTCATTAACGGCAAGGTTCGTGTCTATGGTGCCCGTTCTGCTTCTGCGACTGAAGCCGATTGGCGATTTATCACAGCACGGGACACAATCAATCACATTGTTTATCTGGCTGAAATACAGTTGGAACGTCATACGTTCTCCACTATTGACAGTCGGGGTGCGCTGTATTCGGCCATCAAGTCTTCGCTGATTGGCATCTTGGAACCGATTAAAAAGTCTGGTGGCCTGTACGCAGCCCACGATTCAACGGGCGCACTAGTCGATAGTGGCTACAAGGTAACTGTCGCTGATAGTAATAACCCTGCTTCTAGTTTGGCAACGGGTCAAGTCACTGCCGATGTTGCAGTCAGAGTGTCGGCTGTTGGTGATAAGATTACTGTCAACATCACGAAGTCCAACCTTACGGCTGGCATACTCTAAACAGGGAGTGAAGTAAATGAAACTAGCACAGAGGCAGATTATCGGCAAGATTGAGCCTGCCACGGTAGCGGGAATGTCCGCTCCTCCCAACTTTACGGGATGGTTTGCTCAGGTTTCCGGTGGCGAGATTACGGCTTCGGTGGAGAAGGTGTTTGAGGGTGGAGAGAAGTTCCCTGAGACGCTGTGCGCTCCTGCTGAGGTCGGTGATGTTACTTTGACCCGCCACTACGATCCCACCCGTGATGGCGGATTGGTTGCTGGTCTGCGGGGACGGGTAGGCACGGCGTATTACAACATCATTATTGAAGAGACGGATTGTGATCTCAAGGTGATGGATTCTGAAAACAACCGAATTTTCACTCAGGCTCTTGTTGTTGGTTTGACTGAGCCTGATGGTGATGCTTCTTCGGGAGCGCCTGCGACCTTTAGCATTACTTTGGCTATTGGTGGTTTGACAGAGGGCGCTGCGAATCCCGCAGTTGGTGGCGAGTAATCCATAAGTTCATTTAGGTTATTAACTTAAAACTTGATACCCCGGTAACGGGGTGTTACTATCTGGATGTCATGACAACGTCCAATGGAGAAATATATTATGGCTGATGAAAAAGTAACGAAGACTATTTCCTATGATGTTCCCGAAGACAGTAAGGAACAACTTGTAGAAAAAGAAGCAAAGCCTTCAGTTCTGGAACAGTTGCGTAATGTTGTTGAACAGAAGGTTGAGCGAGGTGAAATCGAAATCAATGTTCCTGAACGGGAAGGTGTTGCGGTTCGATTTTCCCCGAATGTCACTCAGCAGCAGTTGCGTGCGTGGCGACGGAATTCTGGTGAAAACAGCAAGGATGGATTTGATCCTTTGCGATTTGCTTGCTATGTGGTTGGTGCGACTTGCACCGGGATTTTGATCAACGATGAGATTGTCGAAAATCCGACAAATGGGATCGCTCTCACATTCGCTTCTGATGCGATTCTGGAGATGACTGGTGATGCTCGTCCGATCCCTGATGGGATTCGCAACTTCTATGGTATTGATCCTCATTTGGAAGCCACGGCGTTGGCGATTTTGGATGCTGCTGGTTATGGGGATGAGATTGATGAGATAAACCCTACGGAACGATAATAGAAGATTTAGCAGAATCTCCTGTTGTCGAAACAGCCGCACGGTTGGGGGAAGTATTTCACACAGATCCGATTCGACTCTTGGATTGTTCCGAGGAGGATTGGATGATTCGGATAGCATGTGCAATGGTGATAGCCGCGGATCGTGAGAAGCAAGAGAAAGAGGCTGCGGCGGCACGCAGCAAGGGTAGGCGTAGATAAGTAGAAAGTAACGTATTATGGCTGTAGAGCAGAAGGTAGTCATTAGGGTTGAAATAGACCCGGATATGACTAAGGCTGCTGCGGTCAATGCGTTTTTAAGCGCCCTTGATAAAAGACTAGATAGAACTAATAAGAAGTTAAACAGAACTAGTGATCTGTTGAAAGACGGTGTGGCTTTTCACCTTGGCCGTGCCGCCCGGAAGATGGCCGATTTCGGTAAGGCGATTCTCAAAGTCAACTTCAAGGGTCTAATCGTTGAATTGGGTTTGGTTACGATAGGTCTTGTAGCCATGAAGGGGGCGTTGGCTGCCGGTAGAGGAATCATGCGCGGGTGGAATAGCACCGTCAATTTCCTCAAGGTAACTACTGCTGGTTTCACCGCGAGTATTGTCGCTTTAGTTTCTGCATTGATGGCTGCTAACAGGCAGTTTCAGCAGACTCAGTTGTCTCCTTTTATTGGAGGTATGCAAAACGCCCGTGAGGCAATGGGTGCTTTGCGTTCAGAGTCTCTTGCCCCCATGGGGGTGCAGAACATTACGGCAACGGCTGCCATGCTTAGCCGCGCTGGGATAGACACCAGAAAGCAAGCCGCGATTATGAGGGAGATGGCAAATATTTCCAGCGGGGATCCTAAGGCTTTTCAAGCAATGTCGCAAGCCGTAGCGGCTGTTCAAAGCAGTGGTAAAACTCAAGCAGGGGTTGAGGCTCTTAGGGGTTTAGGTCCGATGTTCAAGGATGTGGCCGGTAAGGCCGGTTCCATGAGCGCTCAAGAATTTATGAAAGCGATGGGCAGCGGCGCTTTGACGCCTGAAGCATTTCAGGGTCAGATGGGGAGAATTAATGAAACCCTAATGGGTGGATTCAAGGGGATGATCACCAAGTTCTATGT